TGCCAGCGGAGTTCCAGGTGGCGGTAAGATTGCTAAGCGGTGCCGTTGTCATTGCGTCATCCCAAAATCACAACCAGGCCCGCGTCTGTCACGACCACCAAACCCGCGTCAGTGACGACTTCCGTGTCGCCCGACCAGGCCGGGAAAATCGTGCCGTTGAGCATGCCCAACCGCAGCGCCAAACCCAGAAACATTAGTAGAGCGCCACAATATTTGACGCCGTCGTGCTGGTGCTGTTCACGCGTGTGGCGCGCACCGGCAGAATGCTGCCGCTCTGCGCATTCACAAACGTAATAGCGACGCCGTTCACGATCGCAACAACCGTGCCGCCCGTCCCAACGTACAGCGCCGCGCAAACCGGAAATCCCGTCGTGTCGCTTGGCGTCACCGCCGCTGCAGCCGACGCACTGCCCGTGTCTTGCGGATTTCGCGAACTCATCTCAGACCCTCACTGCATATTTGTCCCAGGCGCACCTGCGCCCACAGGCAACACTGGCGCTTGCCCGCCAGCCTCGCCAACCATCATGCCCGTCTCAATTTCCATCTGCTGCGCCTGTGCCAGCGTTTTCCGCGCTTCCGCCTGGCGACGTTGCCGCTCCACTTGCATATTGCCCGCCTGCGCCTGCATTTGCGCCTGGCGTTGCTGCTGGATGGCCTGGATCAGTTTGGCCTTATCGCGCAGCTGCGAATGCTCAATCAGAATTTCCGGCGGGATCGGCAGTCCGTTGCCCGCCATCTGCGCCAGCTGCATAAATTGCTCATGCCGCTGCGTCGGCGCTTCGGGCAGGACGTCGAGAATAATGTCTACGTCCAGTTCGGCCACCCTGTTTTGCGTGGCGGGCTGCCCCGTCCGCGGGTCAATTTGCGGCATGCCGATCGCGTCAACAATCGGCTCGTTGATCTGCAAATATCGCGACGCTCCCAAATCGTCGCTTGTGCGAACCCAGCGCGGCCCGGTCCAGTATTGCCGGCAGCGCTGCCAAATTTGCCGATAGATGCGCAATTCCCAATCGACCAACCCGCCATACGCATCCGCCAGCTCAGTCAGGCCCGCGCTTTGCTGCACCAGCTGCGCCCGCCCAGACGAGCCCTCCTGATCACGGCCCAAAATGCCGGGATTAGGCAACAGACGATCCATCTGCAGCCGCGCTTCCTGCATTAGCTGGAACTGACCGCTTGCCATATCCGTCGTCGGGATCACGCCAAAATCCTGGCCCCATGTGCCGTGCGTGATTTCAATATGACCGTCCGGGCGGGCCATCTGGCGCTTGATCTCGTCAACGCCGCCCTCGCCCACCGCCGCGCGACTGCCAAAAGTTTGGCGCACGTTCAGGAGGTGCAAGAGCTTGCTGTGCCGCTTATTGTAGCCGTCCTGCGGGCTGCGCAAATCCCTGACCGCACCATACGGGAAACCGTCCCGATCGCGCGCAAAGCACACCGCCTCAATCGGGCACATAGGCTGGCCCATGGCGTCCACATACGGGCTAGGCCCCTGCACCAACGCTGTGGCCGCTACAAAAATGCACTGACGCCAGCCGTCCAGCTCCTTGTGGTACATCTCGACCAGCAAGAGCCGCCGGCGCTTTTGATCGACCCAGCCTTTCCAAGGCTTGTCCGCATACGTGTCGTCGACAAAATTATCGCCGCTCACCGCCGCTTCAATGTCCTCCTCGCGATCGGGAAACATGCGTTTCACCATATCAGCGTCAACCCATTTTGCGCGGCCCATATAACGGCCGTCGCTCAAATCGTCTTCGCGCGAAAACGGGTCATAGAAAAATTCGTAGAACGGAATGCGCTTTAGCTTGACGCCAAAGTCGACATTGTCGCGCTCCACCTCAATTGCGACGGCGCACAACCCTTCGACAAAATATTCGCGCGCGGCCTTGGCCTTGATGCGATCAAATTTCTGCTCATCAGCCACGAACCGCAGCGCTTGCGTTGCAATGTCCGCCGCCTGCTCATCCGCCGCGTTGCGGCCGTACGCTTTTGGGTCGCTTTGGCTGCGCTCGACGACCCCGACCATGCCGTTGATTGCGACACGCACCAGGTTATACGTCTGCACCGGCTGGCCGCGCGCCTCGAGAATGCGCTTTTCCTCAGGCGTCCACTGTTTGCCGTCGTGGTAGTCTCGATCGGTTTCCGCCTCGCGCCGCGCCTGCTCGTTAATCTCCTGCGCTTCCTCAAACCAGCGTTTGTATCGCTGCACATCATTGGCGCCGGACGGGTCCTCATAGCCCTGCGGCCCGGTAACGCCTCCGATCCTCATACCGTGCGCCAGTCGTCGCTCTGGCGCTGCGGCCGACGATAGCGGTCGCGCTCCACAGGCTGTTTCGGCTGCGGCGCAACCCAAGGCCGGCTCATGCACGCATAGCGCACCTCGTCAGCGATGTGGTCCTCGCCGGAACTGTCAATATCCTCTGCGCGCGTCCGATCGTGCTGCATCGCCGGCAACGTGCGAATCAAATCGCGACACGTCGAAAACACGTAAAGCATTGGGCGCGCCTCGACACCGCGCAGGCGCGAGCGCACCTGATCCCAACCGCCCATCGCGCCCGCTTTGCCGACGCGCGTATTATCGGCCGGGCGCCAGATCACACCGCGCCGCCCCATTGCTTCCGCCATGCTTGGCCCGCCATTTTCGCTAAATATCGCCGGATCAGCGACGCCCATAATCCGATCGGTCGCACGAGAGACGCGCTCTCCGCGCTCCAACTCACGCGCCACGATGCCGTCTGCCACTTCGTCCGTGCTGAGCCGCAGCCCCTTGTTCGGCTCAGACGCGCCGTACCATTCCGCGTATCGGACCAATGCGCCGCGCGGAATAAGCCCCTCTGGTCTCACTAAATCCTCGCTCGCCACCGCCCACCAGCCGCAGCTAAAGGGCCGCGCAAACCCCCAATCAAAAGAGCGAAAGCGCGCCCAATGCTGGGGCAGCGTAAACGGCCCCACGACGTGCAGCGCGTTTTGCCACTCAGTGAAAAAGGCGCCCTCGATAATGTCCCAATCGCCTTCCAGCCAGGCGCGCACCAGCTGCTCAGAGCCCGCTTGCCGCAGCCGATCCACGTAACCCGGGTCGTTTGTCATAAGCGCCGGGTTGTCGGTCACCCTGGCCGGAATGAACACCCGATCAGCCTGACCGTCGCGCACAATCTCATACGGCCCGTTGTCAATGTATCGCGCCTTGACCCATCCGTGGCCTGGCCCGCCTGGGTTGCAGGTCGCCTTCATCGACACCGGCACGCCAGCGCCACTGCGCAGCGTCGCTAGCATTTTCATAATCGGCGCTGCGTCAGCCCAATTCGTAAGCTCCTCAGGGTACAAACGAGTGTAATCGTGGCCTTGGTATTTTTCCGCATCGTCGTCGCGCTCAAGCGGCCTGAATTTTAGTACGGCTCCGTTTGGAAAAGCCCAGGTTTTAGGTTGCTCGCGCCACTCGCCGCCAATTTTGAAGAACAGTTCCTTAGAGCGCGCAATCACCGCATCCAGCTGCGGCAGCTCTTTGCGAAGGAACAAACCCTTAGCGCCTGGGCCGTAGCGCTTGGCATGCACCAACCAATCGCCAAGGCAAGCATCCGTTTTCCCGCCTCCGCGAGCGCCGCCGTACACAACCTCAAAGCACGGACACTTAATAAAGCGCTCTTGCGCCGGCTGCGCAGACCACAAATCCTTTAGTGCGGGGCCGCTTGTTTTCGCCACGTCTCAGCGTCCAATTCACCGTCCGCAATGGCCGAACCCGCGTTCACCACATACGTGTCGTGCGTCATGTGACCGCTGTGCTCCAGCTTGCGAGCATGCACGTACGGCGCAGCAGCCTTCGCCGCATCAATGCGCACCGCCTGGTCATTGTTTTGGTCCCGCATGACCTCGAGCAAAAACTCAAGAGGCAACACGCCGTCGCCTTTGCTCGCAGCGCGTACGATCGCCTCTTCGGTCAGCTTGGCCTTGGCCCCTTTGGGTCGGCCCGCTCCTAGTCTTGCTCCGCCTTTTGGCATGGTTATGAAACTCTGATTAATTTCAATTTTGTTCAACGTTTAATCAGTTTAGCGTTTCTTCCGCCTGCACGTAGGTCACAAACACGCGGCCGTCGCTTGCCGTCGCTTTCAGCTCAGCGTCACCCGTGCGGCTGGCCTCCAGGCTCCACACATTGCTTGCTACGCCCTCGTCTGTGACGGTCATGCCTCGCGCCGCAATTGCTCGAGACGACAGCGCTGCGCCAGCAAGCCAACGGGTCAGATCCAGCGTTATGGCCGTCACCGTGTTTTTGGGCGTGGCCAGAACGATGGCGTCGTTGACGATGGCGGCACGGCCTCGCAGCATCAACCGGCCCAAATCGTTCAGGACAACGGTCACGGTCATGTGCTCAACAAGCCCTTGGCGATCAAATCGTCCAGCAACGCTTTGACGCGCTCCGCGAGCTGGGCCGTGGTCACTGTGCTCGTGTCAAATGTGGTCCGCGTCGCCGTGCCTGCGTACGTTGCCGCCCAGCCTGTGCTTTTTTGTTTGTTGTTAACGTACGTAGCCAGCTCTAGGCCGGTCATTTTTTTGTCGCCCAGCGTGCCGGCGCTGACATCGACCACATAAAACAAGTCGCCGTCAGCGATTGTTGTAGCGGTCAGGGCCGACAAATCTGGAATGGTAAACGACACGTCAAGGCCCCGGAGGCGCAAGCGGGCTGGCCGCGACGCTCACGTCAGGCACAAGCGCGGTGAGCACGGTAAAGCCCCACGCCGCCCACGCGGGCAGTTGGGCTCCGATCCAAAGAAGTGCGCCAAGGAGCAGGGTGCCCAAGACCGTGAAACCGGGTGGTAGGGAGAGGGAAAGTTTCACGGTTGTTGCTCCTTGGCGCTGTTGAGAGCATCAATCGCAAGCCCGGCGGTCATACCGCCCTGGGCGACGTTAGCGCCCGCTTGAATTGCTCGCTCATGTCCAGAAAACATAACGGCATTAACGGCAATCGACAGGATCACGCCGGCCAATAGGCCGCCGGCTCCCCCGATCACTTTGCCGCGCCAGTAGGCCGCGCCTCGGATCTCGACATCATTGAGGCGATGCCGCTCATCCAGCCGGGCGATCTCTTGCAGATGCTCGGCGCGCGCGCCCTCGAGCCGATCGGCGAAACGCGCTTCGGCCTGGGCCTCGCCATCCCGCCGCCCTTGCTCGTACCGCTCGCGGCCCCACTGGTCGCGTTTGGCGGCTGCGGCCTGAACGGCGGCGGGGTTGCCGATGGCCGCCATCAGAAGGACGCCGCGCCATTGGTGGCGACCAACCCGACAGCCCCAAGCTCAACAGCGCTAAAGTCGCGGTCTTCGTCAGCAACAGTGGTCAGCCCGGTCGCTTTGTCAGCCTCGAGCAAAGCCGCGACGGCAGCCGCTCTCTCGTCCATGCGCTCAACAATGCCGGCTTCGCGGTCTTCGAGATTGGCCAGCGCCTTGCGCTGGATCGACAGCTCAGCGCGCACGCGCCCAAGCTCGGCTCGATCTTCAATCTGGCGTTGCGCCAATTCCAGATGGTTGCTCATGGTCAGCCCTTTCTGCAAAACAAAGAGCCCGGCTTTGGGCCGGGTTTAAAACCTATATTGTTCGGGAAGGCGCACACTTTCTGACGCCTAGCTGATTTGTACCGTTTCACCCCGCACCTGTCAAATCGTTTTTTGCCCATTGCGCCTCTTCGGCGTCGAGCAGGTGAAATTTGATCGCCAGCTGATCAAGCACGCGGCCGACATATTGCGCCGCGCGGTTCGTGGCCTTACCGCACCCAATTTCGGCGCACAATTCCTCGACCGTCAGCTGGGCGCGATGCGGATCAAACAGCGCGACGGCCGTGCGTCGCAAATGCGGGTGCGAGGCCAGCTGCATACCGAGCCAAAACATGATCGCCTCGACCTGCACGCGCTTGGACCGAGCCGCCATCATGCGGGCGTGCGGATCGGCGAGACCGCCGTCAACGCGATTGTAATTCGCCGCAGCAGGCCCGCCATACCCGCCCTCGAGCAGCGACCACATCTTGTGCGCCGCCTGGACTTGCGCGGCCGTCAAGCGCTTGTCGGCCCACGTATCGACGCACCATTGCCGGCGCGGCTCAGTGTCCGCCCCAAACAGCTTGCGATGCTCCCACGCCAGGCGGCGGGCAATATCAAGAACTCTGGCCATGGGCCCCTCGCAATTGCAGCTGGATCCACTCGTACGCGGCCGCGTCCAAGCGAAAACCAAAACCATAAATAGGCAAAACGATTGGCCCGCTTGCGCCAAGCTCGCGCAGGGTTTTGCGGGCGCGGCACAGCTGCACGTTGATCAGCTTGGGATCCGCGTCGTCCTTGGCCGCGCGGCGCAGGAGCATGAGCCGCTCACGATGCAGCGCGGCGGGGTAAGCGTCATAAAGCGCGGCAATTAGCAGGGCCGGGGTTGTGGCAAGGCGCGGCGCGATGATCTCCAACCCCCACAAAATGGGATGTAGTTCGCCGTGCAGCGCTTGCCGGATCTGGCGCAGCTCCTCTTCCAGCTCGGCATATCTCTGCGCCCACTTTGAACACTGACGCTCCAGTTCATTGTTTCTTACAATCAAGTAATGTTCAGACATTTTTTATACCCCACATTTTACAAAACGGCTCGAAACTCACTCACTGCCCCCAACACTCCCTTTTGAGCTGATTCACTCATTCACTCCTCCCTAAGGAGAGGAGTGAAAGTGAGTGAGTGAATCGCGCAAAAGTGAGCGTTTTTGTCACCAGTCACCAGTGAGTGAAAAGTGAGGTGAAAGTGAGCGGTGAGCGAAGTGTGCAAAACTGACCACTACCCTCACTTTTGGTCACTAGTGACTCACCAGTGAGCGCAAGTGAACTCACTCGTCCTCTTGAGTAACCTCCTGTTTTGTAACGATAAGCGCCAAGGCCGAGGCCCAACCCGGCTCCACAATGACCCAGCCGACCCTCTCACCGTCCTGGCCAGTGCTTTTGATCCAGCCCGCATTGGTCAGGGCATGGATAAGCTTGCCCTCTGAGCCTGGGGCAAGCATGTTTTTGATCGCTCCGAGCTTGTAGCCGTCTGCTTCCAGCAGTGATTGCAGGGCAGACCGGGCCACAAAGGGGTTGCCATCGACCCACTGGCTGCTTCCAGCCTCCCATGCGCGGCTCATTGTTTTCTGGTGATGGTGGAGTTTGTTGGCCTTGCCGCCCTCACCGGGCTCACCGTGACCCTCACCGGTGACCTCGATGACCGCGCTGGTGACTGGCTCGCCATCCTCATCGAGCCATCCTTCAATAGCGACGGATCTCAGCTGAGCGCTAATGGGTGGCTTTAGCTCGGCGTCTTTGGACTTGCGCTGGACAAGCTGCAGCCTGCCACCGTCACCGGGGACAACGCTAATCTCGATATCCAACGCGCCACGCCAGGCGCTTGATCCTCTGGCGCGGTGCTGGGCTTCTTCGCTGACGCCGGTGTGGTGAACAAGCAGGACGGCGCATCCAAACTCGCGCATCAGCGCCGCGCAGGCGTCAAGCATCAGCTTGGCGTCCTGCGCGCTGTTCTCGTCGCCGCGCAGGAAGCGGTGCAGGGTGTCCACCACAATGATAGCCGGCACGGACGGCAGGGCTCGGATATGCTCGATTGTCGCTTTTAGGCCCGCTTGGGTGTTGAGATCGCACCCGCTCTGGCTTAGCCACATGGATAGGCTTGTGGCCCCATGGCGCTGCTTCCACGCCGCGATCCTGCCGCGCAGGCCGTGATGGCCCTCGCCGGCCAGATAGCACACAGATCCCGTCCTGACCTTATGGCCGTTCCAATCGGTCAGCCCGGCGGCCATGTGCAGCACCCAGTCAAGGACGGCAAACGTTTTGCCACCGCCAGAAGGGCCATGCACCATGATCAGCGCACTGGCCTGCAGCCACCCCTTGACCATCCATTCAATCGGGGCTGGTTGGCTGGCGAAATCATCGGCGGGGATGAGCCAATCGTAGGTTGGCGGTGACAAAAGGGTCGCAAGGTCATGGCCTGCGGCGACGTAGTCGTTGGCGTCGCCAGTAATGGGGATAACAATGACGCTGGCGCCGTGCTTGGCGCTGGCTTGGTCGGCGTATTTTTGGCCCGTGCCTGACGCGTCATTGTCCGCCACGATAACGATGCGAGCTTGGGGATGCGCGGTTGTAATGTGGCCAGTGACGGGCACCAGATTGCTGGCGCTATAGGCTACAATGCACGGCTTGCCGGTCACCTCATGGATCGTCGCGGCGGTCGCGAAACCCTCGGCAATGTAGATCAGAT